ATGGTGAATCTCCTTGGGTAGACCCCGTCAGCGGGGCAAAAAAAAAGCCCCGCTGGGATGCGGGGCTGCTTGGGGAAAGCGGGGAATCCGGTACTGAACCCGGTTCAGTGCTGGATCAGGCGTCGAGCGAGAGCAGGTACTGGTGCATGCGGCCGGTGCGCAGCATGGCCGCGCCGACGGTGGCCTTGGGCAGCCGGTAGGTGTCGACGGTCAGGTTCATGAGCGAGCCGTCGGGCAGGCCCAGCACCACGCCCTGACTGGTGGTGAACATCACGGCGCGCTGGCCGGCCATCTGCTCGTTGCCGAGGATGTCGCCCAGGTCGCCGCTGACGAGGGTGCCGGGGATCGGCGGGCCATCGAGCTTGCGGACCAGCGCGTTGTCGGCGAAACTGGCGCCGCCCAGGAACCAGATCGCCTGTTCGGTGCCGACGAACAGGCCGCCCTCGACCGGCGCCAGCAGCAGGATGCGGCTGCCGTCGATCGCGCGGTAGTCGCGCAGGTCGCAGTGTTCATACGACAGCGCGGTGGTGGCGAAGAGAATCTCGCCGCTGGCGATGTAGATCCGGCCCTTGAACAGCGCGAGGGCCTGGCCGCTTGGGGGCTTGTCGAGCCACTGGGTGGCCAGCGGCAGCGCGCGCGGGCCGCCGGTGTAGATCGCGCGGCCCAGCGTCACGTCGGCTTCCATGGCCTTGAACAGGGTCTCGCCGTCGGCCTCGGTGAGGTACAGCACGGCGCGCACGAGGCTCGGGTCGCGCGGCACCTCCCAGCCGAACTCGACGCCGGCGTTGTTCGGCAGGTCGATGCGCCCTGCCAGGCCGGTGCCGGACTCCTGGCCATCCTCGCGCAACAGGGTCATGGCGAACAGGTAGGCGCCGGCCGGCAGGGTGCCGGTGGTGGCGCTGGCGGACACGCCGGTGGCTTTCAGGTCGATGCCCCAGCTGCGCACGTAACCGTTCTCGTAGACGGCCGAGACGTTGCCGTTGCTGTGATAGACGCGGTTGCCCACGCCGACGTAGGCCATCGGCAGCTCGTCCAGGCCCAGCGCCACGGCGGCCGGCACCATGTCGCGGTCGAGCCGGTACATGGTGCCGTCCTGCACGAACAGGCAATGCTCGCCGTCGGCCCACAGCGAGTGGGCGCTGCCGGGGATCAGCATGGTCTGGCCGCCCCGGCGCGAGATCCTGCCGGTGTCGTCGATGTCGACGTTGACGGCGTCCGCCAGGTCGACCAGCGGATCGTCCCGGCTCGGCAGCGCTTGCAGGCGCTCGGCGGCCTCGGTGTTGACGACGCCGCGAAAGCCGGTGAGCAGGACGGGTTTCACCGGGTGATCCCTTCGATGACGAGCATCGACACGCCACCCAGCACGACGCCGCGCCAGAACGCGCACACCGGGCAGCGGGTCGAGACCGGCAGGGTCGCGTCCCAGATCAGGTCGAGCGTGCGGTCGACCAGCGCGGCCCAGGCCTTAGCGAGTCGCGCGTACATAAGCGTTCCACAGCAGGATGAGGAAGACGGCCTGCTCCAGCGTGCAGCCGCAGTTTTTCTTGGGTCGTAGTACCGCCTGCATGATTGCCTCCTTGGGTGGGTTAGAACGTGCCGTCGCCCTCGATCTGCTCGCGCGCGATCCAGGTCTCGTCGATGGCCGAGGATTTCTTGCCGAACTCCTGCTCGAACAGCGCCAGGCTATCTGCCGCTTTCTTCGGGTCGTTGGCCTGCGAGTCTTGCTTGGAGTAGGCGCGGAACAGCATCCAGTGGCGCAGCGCGCGGTGCCAGCGCGGCCCGATTCCGCGCTTGGTGCCGGGTGCAGCAGGATCGAGCCGGTCTGGAAGTCGGTGATGAAGGTGTTCGGCACGCTCGGCGCGGCGTTGCGCCAGTACGGGTTGCACTCGTCCATGTCCTGGACCGTGCGGCGCGCCAGCGGCCGGCCGCTCATGAGCTGGGCGCGGCGCACGAACACGACCGACGGGTCGAGCGCGATCACGCCGGCGTCGAGCGGATCGACCAGCAGCTGGGTCAGCGCACTGGTCGAATCGACCAGCAGGCGCGCACGCCGGCAGGCCTCGCTCTCCGCGTCGTTGGCGAACTCGATGAGTTCCTCGTCCGACCACAGGTACGGCTCGGTGGCATCGTCGGCTTCGTTGCGGAACACGGTGATGAGGTCCTGCAAGGTCATGGCGTCACTCCTTCCAGTCGTCGTAGACGCGCTTGATGGCGTCGAAAATCTCGCCCGGCCCGATGTCGACCTGGCACTGGGCCGCGCCGGTCACGTTGTCGACGTTGCAGTAGGCCGAGCCGTAATGCAGCATGTGACATGGATAGCAGGCGGTGCCGGCGGGGGCCAGCGACTCGGTCATGAACCAGTGCTTGGTCAGGTTCTCGCGCGAGCTGTGCGACAGCATGACGATCTTGGACACGTCTTCCTCGAACGCCACGGCATTCAGGACGCCGGTCTCGGGGCCGATGACGAGGTCGACCTTCTGGGCCAGCGCGAGGGTCTCGCGGATGGTCTGCTTGCCGGACTCGCAGTACACGCGCGGTTCCAGCTCCCAGCCGGCCTCCAGGATGCGGCAGGCCTCGTCGCCGGCCAGGATGATGACCGCTTCCGGCATCTCCAGCAGCACGCGCGCCATGACACTGTCCATATGCGGCGTGAACTTGTGGACGCTCGATCCGGCCAGCGCCCACATGATGGTGAACACGCCGGGGTTCGGCATGCCGATCATCAGGTCCTTGGGCTTCCTGGCCATGGCGATCGCGGTCAGGAAACCGCGCGCCTTGCCGGCTTCCTCGGGCGTGGCGTAGAAGCGCGCCTCCGAGTGGTACGGCAGCTCCGCGAGGAAGCTGGTCCACTCCAGGTAGTTCTTGTTCAGGACCACCTGGCGGACCTTCTGCGGCCACATGTGGTTGGCCCGGCCCGGCATCGCCAAGAGGGTGCCCTCGACCGATTCGGACAGCTGCACGAACTTGTCGAAGCGGCGGCCGAGCGCCTCCCAGAAGTGCGGCAGCTCATGGTTCGGCACGAGGTCCGGGTCGACGATCAGCCAGTCGTCGACGTGCGGATCGTGCTGGATGATCGACTGGCCGGCGGGGGTCGTGTTGACCGTGATGTGGTAGCCCTGGCGTTTCAGCTCGGGCAGGATGTTCGCCATTTGCAGCATGTCGCCGAAGCCGCCGAAGCGCGAGATGCAGCAGGTCTTTTCCGGCCGCGGATTCTTGTAGCTCAGGCGCCATTCGAGGCCGTCGAGCTTTTGGGCGACGATCAGAAAACTGTACTCGGTGCCGGCATCGCGGGTCTGGTTGACGACGATGTCGATGCCGGTCTTGGCATGGCCGGCGACGTTGGCCAGGTGGCCGATGATGTCGTCGGGTTCAAAATCGTGCTTGTGATCGGGGTTGGCGCCCGGTGTGCCGATGCGCGGGTACAGGTCGCGGTGCGGCAGGTACAGCACCAGGTAGCCGTTCGGTTTCAGCACGCGCCACCATTCGGCCAGGGCCTTTTCGGTGTCGACGATGTGTTCCAGCAGGTGCGACGAGAACACGGCGTCACAGGCGCTGTTGTCGAAGTCGGACAGGTCGGCACAGTCCTCGACCTTGATGTCCGGCTTGATCGGGATGCCGAAAAGCTGGGTGTCGGCGCAGCTGTCGACGCCCACGACATGCGGCAGGACCTTGCGCGGCCCGCACCCGAGGTCGAGTACGGTGCCGCGCAGGTACTGCACCACGTCCCAGACCACCTTGCGGGCTTCGTCGCCCATCGGGTCATCCGGGCGCCAGCTCAAGTCGGCTCCTGCATCTGGGCGTCGACCTGGTTGGCGGCGGCTTTCTTGGCCGGCTTGGTTGGCGCTGGGGTCTCGCCCGGTGCGGTCCATGGGCTGCCGTCGGCGCCGAAGTAGACGCCGTCCTGCTGGAAGTGACGGCCCTCGCCGTCGCCGTACACCAGGGCGTACGGCTTGTTACGATCCAGTGCCGCCATCAGTCGCCCCCTTTCAGGCTGGAGTGCTTGCTGACGGCCGGGTCGGTGGCGCAGCATTCGTCCATCGGGTCGCTGTCGGTGCCGGTCAGGCGGCCCATGCTGCGGGTGTCGTCGACGCCGATGCCCTGGCCGCCGAGGTCGGTGCTGTAGCCGGTCATGCCGGTGCTGGTGCCGCGATCGGGCATGGCCTTGCGGTCGCCCATGACGACGCCGGTGCCGTCGGGTTTGTAGTTCGAGTCGGACATGGTGTTCTCCTTGTTGGTTGAATCAGCGTTCGCTGCCACGCGGGCGGCCGGCGAAACCGCCACGCTCGGCGAACACGTCGCCAACGTAGTTCTCGCCGTCGTCGGCGTTCTGCGGCAGCCAGTGCGGGACTTTCTCCGGGTCGGCCAGCTTGGTGAAGCCTTTGGCCAGGTCGCCCTGAGCCGGGCTGTTGCCGTCGCCGGATGCGCCGGTCAGGCTGGCGTTCGACGAGGGCAACGGGCCGCTGGAATTCAGCTCGCTTTTCTCGATGGTCATGTGGGTCTCCAGTGAAAAGAACGACGCCCGCCCCGTCCGAGGATGGGGGCAGGCGTTCAGGCGCTACATCAGCTTGCGGAGTCCCACTTTACGATCCTCGCATTTTTCGCCTGGTTGTGGATCAGGCCGAAGCCCCCCAAGTAGTACCAGGCGATGCCGCGCGAACGACCGTAGTCGCTCGGGATCGCACCGCGCATCTCTTCCGGGATGACGATGCCTTCGGCCACGGTGTCGTTGCCGAAGAAGTACGCCCAGTTGGAAGCGCCCGACGCCCATGCTGCCTTGGCGATGTTGGTCTGCTCCACGAAGCGCACCGATTCGTAACGACCGATTTCGCCGTTGAGGATCATTTGGAAACCGGCGTCCACGTACTGGTGGACGGCTTCCAGGTCGTTCTTCAACTTGCGGAAGGTGGTCGGGTGGGCCAGCGAGATGTAGTCGTCGGCGACATACGGCGGGATGTTCCGCTCCTTCATGATGTCGACGATCGCCTTGACGTGGTCCTTGCCCATCGCCGCGTTGTTGGCGGCGGCTGCGGTGCCGTTGGTCGACAGCGTGACCGAGTTGGTCGAGGTGCCGCCGGTCGGGACCACGCGCAGCGGGGTCAGGTTGAACTGCGCTTCGGCCATGATGTCGAACGCTTTTTTCGCGTCGTTTTTCAGGACCTTGGCGATGATTTCCTTGACCGGGTGCTCGCTCAGGTCATCCAGCTTGGAAGTGTACGGAACACTATTCCCGGCCTCGGTGATCGTCATCGTGCCTTGCGTGATGACGAAGTTCGTGGTCGGCATCGCGGTGCCCTCGGCCAGGGTGGTGCCCTGCGTGGCGACATCGCTGTACACGTTCCAGTGGAATGCCTCGCCGATGCCCTTGCCCTGCACGGCCGCGTCCTTGATGTCAGCGAACTGCCTGAATTTCGTGAGCGGCTGCACGGACATGCGCAGCACCTTCGAGAGGTTCGGCGACCACATGTAACCGCCGAGCGAATTGGTCAACCAGACTTGTCCTGCCATGATGATTCTCCTTGATTGTAAAAGATGGATCGCGCCTAGCCACCGGCACGCGCCGCCTTCATGGCGGCGATGA